GGGCTTGGTAGTATATCGCTTCTATTTGCTACCCCAAGTCTTCTTCTTTGCTCGGCTTCTTCATACACAAGCTTATTGAGATCCAACATCTCTCGTAGTATATTTGTTTGGTCAAATAATGATGCTGATATATCAACTAAAATATCTTTTGCTGCTTTAATTGAATTAGTACCAGTATTACGTACGAGCTGACCTTCGGTTTTTAGCCGTTCTATTACGTCTTTCAATGTCGGTTCGGCCATTATTGCTTATTCCTTTGTTCTTCTCTTTGTTTTTCTATGAAGTCAACCAACAACGCAAAATAAATGTCTCTTTCATATGGGATCATTTGTTCTAATTCTGTAATACTATATTTATGATGTTGAGCCATGGCAAAAATCTTCTGATAATACAATGACAAATTAGTATGACTCAACATTAGATAAAAAAAGTTTGCGTTCCTTCCATTACAAAAATCTTATTCACACCTTTTGAGTTTTTATATGCGATTTCGTGTCTTACTTTAGGCATAGTATCAAAGAATTTTTTAATATTCTTTATGGTATCTGCATGTAGACTTTCTACAAAATCATTAATTTCAGTTTGAGGAAAATCTTTAAAGTTATATACCTCTTCTTCAGAAGCAAGTTTATCTAAACATGCAATCATTATAGTGTAACTATCCTCGGCTGTTTGTTGCTCATTGCCTAGTAATTCACCAAATTGATCGATGGTTGGATATTTTAAAAATAAGGTATATTGATCTGATATTTTAATTTTATTGGTATGCGCTTCATTTCTGTATACTTTTACTAAACCAAGATCTAATTTAAGTTTCACAGTTTCATCAGTTTCAGGATCCTTTATTTCGAATTCAATCTCATTGTCTACTGATTTTGATCTTAGTTGGATCAAGAGATATTCAATATCAAAAACAGAAAGATCATCTATAGTGTTTTCAACTAAGCAGTTATTTAAAATTTGCTTAATTGAAATCATCATCTGTTCGGTTTCGCCAGATTCCTGCGCGGTGAGAAGTATTTTTTCTTCCTTTACGGTAAAGGGTACGAACTTAATCTTTTTGCCAGTGGATGGAAGTTCACATTGGTAAACTGGAAGGTCAATTTTAGGTAGTGCCATTATATGTAGTCTCCTTTATTACGAAAATGGTACAGAGGTTAGATCATCTACTAAACTGCTGTTAAACGATTGTATTGTTTGGGCTATTGTATTGCCTCTTATTTGAGATCTTTGTCTTCCTATAAATGTGCTTGATGTTTCAAAATTTGTATCAGAAAAGCCAGAGTATATCATTCGGTTGTATGAAAAATTGACTGTAGTTGTTGCCGGCGAGTCGTTTGAGGCCCAACTAAGATCAATTGGGCTTACCTGAGTAGGGTAAACTCCTTCATACCGACATTCATAAAACTGAAAAGGATTATGTGTAGAATAATGCCGTATAGTAAGTTCTGATGCTGAGTAGGCATCCTTATATTCAATAAGTTTCGGCGCCAGGCCGTTGGTATTATCGCCACGGTTTCCGCTAATATTAACTACAGATGAAATCCATCTATGGAAATATGTTATAACTCGGTGATTGCTATCCAACATAAAGACAGCATTTAATTGGTCTGGCGATGAATTCATCGGCATTGATTCCGAAAACCCAATTCCACTTGGCTTGTAGGACATTACCTCCAAGTTAATGCCTGGCATTGATACAGTTTGGCAGAAAAATCTAAGATCATCTGTTGAGATAACACCAGGTACGATGACCTCTCCTCTTCGGTTAGTTGCTGATATCGCAACTTCAAAAAGGCTTGATCTACCAGGTCCCCCGTGTCTATCCATTCTTGCCTTGAATTCAGATATATTAAACATACCCGTTATCCTCTTATGATTTTCTTAGAATCTGCCCAGACTTTTGTCTTAGAAGCACCAACGAATTGTTCTGTATTTAGAAATAGCGCAATGTCCCACTCAGATGGTTGAATCTGAATAAATCTACTTCTTACATTACTACTTAGATATCGCTTAAATGTAGGTTGAAATAATTTAAATTTTTCAGCACCTTTTAGCACACCATATGAAAGTTTCAATTTTGTACTCTCATCATATCTGCTATTTGTAGTAATATCATATAGCGAGTCCATTAATTGTGCGCGTAGTTGCAGTGGCAGATAGTGCAAATTCAACCCATAAAAACCACCTTCGGCGCGGTCGACTGGAAAGATCAATGGGAACGTATCATAATATGGTAGACTTTTCTTATGCTTTGGGTCATACATAAAGAAATACATTTTGCCTATTGCAAATCTATTTTTAAGTCTGCTTTTATCATCTTTAGCTATTGTGTTTTCAGATACCTTCCCGAGGTCCCTTGCCTTGTCGCGGAACCATTCACGAGCAGTAGAAGTACGAGCAGGGATCTGTCCTGCACGAACACCTTTTAGTAATAGATCATCAAATAATGATGCTGGCATTTTATTTCCCCAATGGCTTTATTTCGTCTTCGGTCATAATATGAAAAATCCAACCTCTGTCTCGGCAATATCTCTGAGCAGCATTCCACTTTGCCTCATTTACTGCGTATGTAGCGGCCTCATTTATATATCTTCGAGAAACCCTTCCAGTTGGTGTTTTATTTCTGGTTGATGGGTCAGGTGGCTTCGTCTGACTTTTAGGTTTAATTTCAATCATTATCATATCATATGTAGTCGGGCTAGTTCTCTTTTTAATTACAATATCTGGAAAATATCTACTAGTCTTGCCCTTTACTGGGTTCAAATACGGTATTGCAATCTCTTCGGATTGCCATTCTATTATATCAGGATGTTCATCACATTTTCTAAATACTTTTAATTCCCATAGTGATCTGTAAATGATTTTCGTAGGATCGCCTTTATATTTACTAGGATTCTTAGGTCTAAATCTTCCTCGGTAAGCCAAATCAAATCTTTCTGTATAAATAGAATTACTAATAAAACTATTTATAACAGTACAGTGGATCAAATGCCAGATAGAATACGGTTTAAGCCAATAAGGGACGAAATTGCAATAGCGGCAAGAACAAAGGTGTCTGCTAATCTTTCATTCCCAATAGAAGATAACGATTATGGTATGCTGTTAATGTTCAGGGAATATCAGTATCGTACCTCATCAGAACGAGGATTTTCGCAAATAAATAGCGCAGGATCAAACGTGACTGATACAATCTTTTTGCCGCTGCCTGCTAATATAGCAGATACATTTAATGTTAGAGTACAAAGATTTGAACAAGGTACTACGGGAGATGTTATTTCTAGCTTGATTTCTGGAATAAATATTGATGATCTTAGTGTAGGCAATATAACAGGTGCAATAACTACAGGTGCACTAAGAAATATGCCATCAGTACAAGGTTCTAATCTGGAAGAAATAACTGGTAATTTATCAAAGGATCTTGCTTTTCTAGCAAGAAAGGGTATTGATCAAGCATTTCCTAATCAAGGAAGAAATATAGATGCTGGCACAGGAACATTAGTAAACCCCAAGGCCGCTCTTTCATTTGATGGAGTTGAAATGAAAACTCATAGCTTTGATTGGTCATTGGTACCTAAGAATTCTCAAGAGTCCGTTAATCTTCAACTTATATCTGATACAATAAAAAGAAATATGTTACCTAGTTATGTAAACACATCAGTAATTCAAAGGGCTATGTTTAAATATCCTGCCATGGTTGACATCTTTTTCGTGGGTATTGATCCAGGATATTATTTCCATTTTAAAACTGCTATGATACAAACGTTCTCAGTTAACTTTACTCCTAACGGTAATGCTGTGTTACGTGGCGGCCGTCCAGCTGCGGTGCAGATGCAAATGAATCTTATTGAGTCTGATATACACACATCAGAAGATTATGGTGGTTCCAGCATTGACGTAAACACCGATGCTTAATAGCCATAATGATAAAAATTTAGAGGTATAAATGTCAAAATATTTTTCAAATTATCCCATTATACAATATCAAGGGCAAGCAGTACGTGATATTACTAGACGCAGTAAAGTAATTGATGAAACACTTCGCGACCCTTATATCTTTTTGCCATATACGGTTAGAGAAGGTGAAAAGCCAGAAGATATTGCATATTATTATTACGGATCGGTAGATGATACCTGGTTAGTCTTGTTCTCAAATAACATAACTGATCCCTACACTCAATGGCCTATGAATGAAGAAGAATTCAATCAATATTTTATAAACAAATATGCTAAGATTTCCCGCCGTGAAGGACTTGATGTTCTTCAGTGGGGGCAAAACGAAAATAGCACAGAAAATATCGTATACTACTATAAGGAAATTGATAATGGTTGATGTAGTAAGAATTAGCCCTGAGTCATTTAGAACACTTTTCCTGCGCAGAGAAGATGAGGTTATTATAGTAACTGAGGAAGGTAGAAGAATGACAATTCGTCAGATAATACCTGAGGAATGGAGACCTATTAGAGTTTATGAATACGAAAAACAGATAAACGAAAATAAAAGAGAAATTATATTGATCGATAAATTACATCGCAATCAGGTAGTAGAGGAATTTAGAAGGTCGCTTCGTGAATGAGTAAGACATTTGTAAATCCTACATACTATAATCTTCAAAAAGCAACATTAAGATTTGAATTTACTCCAACTCAAATTGATCTTGATATTACTGTCTTAATCCCATCGTTTAGCATAACATCATCTATTGATAGCGAAACAATGTACGGAACAGCTAGGATTATTGATTCTGTTGGTCTATTGGAAGGTATAGATGAAAATCCTCCTTTACGTGGTGAGGAACAAATCATATTGGAGATTGCAGATTCTAGATTAATAAATGAAAATGGAGGAGTCACTAGTGGTATAGTATCAGAACCGTATCGGTTCGTAGGGTTTATATACAAAATTGATAATGTTTCTACTAAAGATACAAATGACGGTTTACAATACGATATACACTTTATTTCATATCAATCTTATCAGGCAGGCACATATCAGGTAGTTAGACCCTTTCGCGATGTCCAAGTCTCGGATATCGCCAGAAATATTTTTAACGATTACTTTGATAATGTAGCTGATACATTTTTATCGGCAGATCAAAAAAGAAAATTGATAGTAGAAGAAACCAATGGCAGAACAAGATGTGTTATCCCAAGAATGAGACCGGAAGAAGCAATGCAATTTCTTTCCAGAAGAGCATATTCTGCATCTGAAAGTCCATCTTGCACCTATAGATTCTTTGAGTCGTCACGTGGTTACCATTTCGTTACAGACGAGCATTTATTTAGAATGTCAGAGGATATTACTGACCCAGATTATGACCCAACAAGGCTATTTGAGTTTACATTTCTTGATGCAATACCAGATACATTGGATAACTTTGATCTTCAACTTAATAATATAGAAACAATTGATAACACACATAGAGTAAACAGTCTTGATGATCTATATAATGGGGCATATCGCAATAAAGTAATCGAACTTGATATCTTAAGAAGACAAACAAACCTACTCAATGAAGATGGTCAGTATAATTACTTTGTGAATAGAAGAAAGTATTTTGATGTTAAAGCATTCCAGCAGTTAGAAGATAGACACACAAGACAGTTCATTGACGAATCCCATAGAGCACTTTCATCTAGTGGTCGTGATGAAGATATACAAAAGCGGTTTCTTGTTATAGTAAACTATGATAAAAATAGAGAAAATTCCGAGGACCAAAGTGCTTTGACTGCTGAAACATATTATTCCGAAATTATATCAAACAGACAAGCATATTCAAAACATATCGAAAGTATAACTGTAAATGCAACAGGTCCGGGCAGGCTTGACATTACAGCTGGTGACATTATTGATCTAGATGTAAAAAAGTTTCAACAACCAGATGGCAAAAGTTCAAGCGAGCCTGAGCAAAATAAGCACTTGAGCGGTAAGTATATTGTTAAATCAGTTAATCATATTATGGAGCAGGAAGAAATGAAAAATTACTATGTGTTAATTAAAAAGGATTGGTCCCAAGCAATTGATATAAGAAGATCTAGGGGCGGAAGATAATGGACACAGGTTTAGGATTTATTCAACCACTTTTCTTTGTAGGTGTTATCGAAAACAGAGATGACCCTAGAGCGGAAGGTAGAGTACAGGTAAGAGCATTTGGTGTACACGGTTCCAATCAAGATGTACCCACAGAAGATTTGCCGTGGGCAACATTAATTATAGGAAGCCATGATGTTAATTTCAACATACCTCCGCTTAATGCTTGGGTATTTGGTTTCTTTATTGATGGTCGTGATGCACAACAGCCGATGATACTAGGCTTGATACCTACACAGTTGACAGCCGTAATTGATCCTGCAACAACGGGTTGGGGTGCGATACCATTAGATAACTACGACAGACAGGCTCAGGGCTCTCGGCCAAGAGATCTTGGGTTATCACCTATATCAAAACTTGCATCGGGTGAATTCCTGAATGAAACATACAATGAAGCATTAGAAACAAATAGAGCCCGTGATATTGCTATCGGTGGGGGTAAGATTAAAAACCATAATAGCATAGGTAACGGAAATGCTTGGGAAAATGATTTAGGTGAGAATGAGGGCCAATCAGCTGGTTCTAGATCAACGACAAATGCTAGCACACAAGCAAAAATAGATGCACTAGATTCGGACCCAGATTTCCAAAGAGAACTATCAATCATACGGCAAAGACACGGTGTTACTAGAGAGCAAGTTTATGGTATTATTGCAGGTGAAAGCAGCTATAATCCATCTGTAATAAACAGATTTGGATATGCCGGTTTCTTCCAGCTTGGTGCTGATGCGCTGAATGATATAAACCAACAAAACGGTACAAGCTACACTCCGCAGTCAGTTGCTCAATTAGCCCCGGCAGAACAACTAAAGGTTTATGACAAGTATCTAGATAGATGGAATTTTGAAAATACATCGGGTCTAGGTGTTATGCAAGCCGCCCCCGCGTTTGCATCATCTTCCGGTAATACCGAGGTATATCCGATAAATTCTTCCGCTTGGCGCAATAATCCAGGCTGGCGAGGTACTGACGGTCGAATTACTGTAAATAGTATAAATGCATATTACACTAGAAAAAACCCACCAAGTAAAGATGGTAGTAGTCAGCCCACAGCCGTTGCTGGTACTCAAGTTGCATCAAGTGAGCCGTATGCTGGATACATGGACTCTACACCAGCACCGGAGGTTGAAACAAATTCGTGGGAGGAACCGCCGTCAGCATATGCCGCGCAGTATCCATATAACAGAGTAATCGAAACAGCTGCCGGCCACTCGGTCGAGTTGGATGATACACCAGGTGCCGAGCGAATTATGATATGGCATCAAAATGGTTCATATATCCAAATAGCAGCAACAAGTACAACACATAAGAATGTAAGTGATACATATGATATCCATGAGAGAAACCACCATGTTTATATTCGTGGCAATAACCTTGTTACTATAGATGGCGACTGTCATGTTCTAGTAAAGGGAAACAAGATCGAAGAAATTCAAGGTGATTATAAGCAAATTGTTCATGGCAATATTATGATAGGTAGTGCAGGTAAAATTGAACTAAACGGCGCCGACCGAACTGATATCAGAAGTGCTTCTATAGGAATAGATGCAAATGTAGAAAATTTAAATATCAGAACGGCAAAAAATATAGTAATGCAATCAACTGATTCTATAAACATGAAATCCAAAAATGTTCGATTGGGTGGAGAATGGACTAGCATCACAGGTGCTCAGGGTATATATCTACAATCCGATGATAGTGTTCATGTAAAATCCAAGGGTAATATTTTCATGAGCCCTAACCAAAATCTATATTTAAATTCAGGTGAAGGTGCTATTTCGTTGCAGTCAAAAGGTAATCTGCGTATAAATGCCGGACAGGCTATAGTAATGAATTCTCAAAGTTTCATGTCACTGAGTTCAGAATCCACAATGATTTTAGATTCGAAGACGACTACAAACATAAATTCCAGTGGAATACTTTCGGTTAAATCGTCCACTATGTTCCTTGATTCTGGCGGTGGCTCATTACATGCTAATGCAGGATCTGAATTAAGATTAACTGGTGATGGTAATGTGCATGTCCGTGCACCTATAGTTTATGTTGATGATATCGTGCAGCTAGCAAATAACGGTGCTATAGCTGCTGAGGTTAAGGAGAAAATCGAAGCACCCGAATTTAAATATGATCCAGCTAACTCATCGGAGAGTGCAGAGGATGCAGAACTACCAATTGAAGCAACAACGCCAGAGCAGGATGGTGTAGCTGAGCCGCCCGTAAGATCAATAATATCACCTGACCAGACAAGTTTTGCATAGAGGATACTTATAATCTAATGACCATAAATGATTGCAAATATTCCGAAGAGTTAGTTCAAAGCTTACAGGCAGCATCTGAACAATTGCTATCGGTGCCCTTAGGTGTGGGCAATATAGATGCGGAGCTGTTAAATAAAAATACAGCTGCCATTAATAGCGAAATTAAAAAGTATAGAAATACACGAAATAACCTTGCAATATCAAAATTGCAAGGATCAGAGACACTTGACCG